TAGGTGTATTTATATTAACAACCATATTTGATAATGGCAATCCAGCTAATTATCCAGTATCTGTAGATGAATTAAAGTCTATTAAAGCATCTGAGTCATTTGGAGAGTATTTTAATAAAAATATTAGAGCAAATGATTTATATAGCGATAAACCAGGAGCATGTGGCTGTATAGGCTCTAATCCAGATAAACCAAAGAAGCTTTGTAATGCTGAGGATTTTGCCTATATGCCTAAAGAATTTCGTCAATACATCTAGTATACCCCCCACCTTTTCATCTCTAAAAACCCCCTTTAAAGCCCAATTAGAGCCATATCTATCAGTATTCTATCAAAGTAAATACTATTAATTCAGTAGTAAATATTACTAATTATATATATAGACATTATACTAGTAATGGAGCAGGTGCCCTCCACTTCCCTCCGTAATGCTCCACATGGCCCCACATATACTATATATTCCAGGATTTGTCAATAGCTCTCGTAAAAGCATATTTTTGCCCATATGTCAATGTATTTTTTGGCATAAATGTATGCTTAAATATGTAGAAATTTTGTATATATTTTGCCATATTTTATATACTTTTTGTTATATTCTATATATGTTTATTCATATTGTTAGACATTTTTCCTAGATTTTCAGGGATTTTTTATAGCTCTTCGTAAAGCGAACATTTTGCCCCTATATTTATATATAAAAATAGGACATATATATCCAAGATGTACATATAGTACAAATCGGACATTATGTCCTAATATGATTATACTGTTACTTATAGGTTATAGTTACTGGACCACATAGTTCATTATATCTATCTATCTCTGCAGTCTTCCGTGCCTTTTCCGCCTTCTTCCATTTTCTAAAAGAAGCAAGGGCGTGATTCTTATCCCGCCCATTGCCCTTCCATTTACGGGGTTTGCGTTGGCTAGATCCAGCAGCTTTGCTCATGCCTGGATACCCACCTCATGAGCCTCTATTACTTCAGCAAGATGTGAGGCAAGCATAATAGCCTCAGAGGTAAAACCTTCTTCCCAATACGCCTCAAACCTAGAAGCCTGTTCTTTAATGATTTCGGTCATTAACTCCATTAGTCTATCTTGGGTATATAAAGGAAATCTATTTACAATTACACTAGCACATATAGAAGGATTAAACCAATGGTTATCCAATACTGTTGCTAATTGTTCTGCGATTTTATCTTCATCTGTTTTCTTTGCCATATCCGCCTTTCTAAAAGATTATACCAAAAAGGTTGGGGAAGGTCAATGTTTGGGGGCCACTGACCCTCCCCAATGTTAGATAGTTTACTTAGACTTGGTAGGAAGCTCTTTTGTAAACTGTACGCCATTCTTAACAGCCTCTGATAGAGCCTGCTTAGCAGCACCTGAGAAGCGACCACGCTTGCCCACGGTAATGCCCTTGCTTACTAGATATTCACGTTTTGTTGTCATTGTGTTGACCCTTCTAATACGACAGGCTCCGCCTTGAAACCTGATTCTTGCGTTCCATATTCAGTTGTGTTATCTGACTCCTCGTCAGAATCTTCGTCTTCGTCATCAAGCCAGTTGTCATCATCTAGGGCGACCAAGAAATTATTATTGATCATCCAATCCGTGACAGCCTCGTCCATGTACTCAGCGCCATACTCTAATGTAAATTGATCAGGCGGGTTACCCCAGAGTTCCTCCCAGATATTATCTAGAGTTACTCCTTCTTTAACAACATATTCATTCCAATCAGATACAGTCTCATATGATTGATACTTATCTCGAATAATATCCCAAGACCATAGCCATACTAATGGAATTCCTACATCCATATTATTTAAAGTATTTACTATTTGGTCCAATTGCATTTTGATCTTGACACCACGATCATAGTCTGCATTATCCACGTTGTTTAGCCCTTTCGTTGATAGCGAATGATAAATTATACGTCATAACATAGATATCTGTCAAGGCATCCAGCCTACCTGATAAATATTGATATTCAGGATTATCTTGTAGCTCAGAAATGTCTAATAGTCTAGTTTCACATTCATACATTAAGTTTTTTAATTCTCCATGCATGACATCAGTTCCCGTTTCTCCCATATCTATCAGCTTTTGAAGATGTGGGCTTAATTCATCAGACATTATCATTTGCTACCTCCAGTAGATGTCTAACTGCATGTATTTGTCCTTCTAAAAATATAAGATCTTCAGGGCTTTTATCTAATGGGTCTCTATCTTGATTAAGACTAATTAGATGTATATTCATATATTCAATCATCTTAGTATGATTCACCTTGTACATATCCTTCCGCTAATAGACCTTCAAAGAAATCCCATATGGTTAATAGACCTTGCTTAACGCTAGGGTCGGTGGCGGAATCAATAGCAACAGTTAATGATGTACCAAACTCCTGTATATCCTTATATGTATATCCTAACATTCTATGTAGTATTCCTCTCCTGGTTCGACTTGCCAATATTCATTAAATTGTTTTTTGACGGATTCATCAGAGCACATGCTAGCCATTTCATAGTCAGCAATAAACATACCTTCGTCTAAATGACCTGATATCCAACTATCAAATAAGTCCTCAGATATCTCTTGAACAATAGCATTTGCAATATGTTCAGGCATATCATCAAACATACTTGGTTTATCATTTGAATAACCCATATATATCCTTTCGCTAGGACCTTAATTATATAACAGACCACTGACATTGTATATAGAATATAGGTGTGTTTTACACCACATGTCCAAAGCTTGAGATTTCAGGGAAATATATTTGACTTCCGTAAAGACAATATGCTACCCTCTCCTCTTTGAGGGCAAAAGAAATCCCCCCTGGGACAAGGGGGGATTAAGATGAATGGCTGCTAGGACCTCAACGAAAGGAAAAACCTGCCTTACTTAGCATCCAATAGATGCACCATTCTATGAATAGGCACAGGGCCTAATCAAATTATATCACACTAGACTAGCAGTCTTTCTAGCGCATACTTCTCACAGAACGCTGTTAGGTCCATGGTAAAGATTGCTTCATTCTTCATACCTAAAACTTTATTCTCTAAGTTACGGTGATCGTCTTGCTCGTGTAATGAGAAGGTCTGATCTTTCCAGTTGATAACAGCAATCTTGTGCTCATTATCTCCAATTGAATTTACTTGAAGACCCCAGCCTGTTTCCATGTTCCATTGGTCTCCGATTAATTGGCTAATAGCAATACGTGTTGCATATGATTCATCTGTCCAACGAGGACGTGCTGCGATCACAGCATCCGCCAATTTGCCTAGCATGTTGTAGCCAGCCCAGTGCCCATATAGACATATGGTGTCACCCGCTCCGTCTACGAATACGTAATTTGCTCTGTCTCCCATTTTAAACCGCCTTTTCTAGTTGAGGTATTTCTTCCGTTTTATTTAATTCTATCATTTCAAAGGCCCATTTGTCTAGGGTCTCTGAATTTTTATTTTTATGATGTGAACAGAAAGCTAATTCACCGCCTGTACTACGAGCCAGGTATTTGGCTTGAGCTGGGCAGCTGTCGCATTTAATCCATTCGCTCATAGTTTATTGCTTTCTATCATGTCTGATAATCTATCTAATAACCATGAGTCAATATCTGCAATATCAATTTCCCGTAACTTATCAATCATTTCTTCACGGGCAAACTTATATCCGTCTTGAAACCCATCTTTATAATCAGACATTTATCATCCTATCATATCTGTACGCTAATTCGTTATCAGCATACTTGCTCTCGATTAAAACCTTAAGTTGGTGCTTAGATATTAATCTAGTTACCTTCTCAATATTACCAGTTCCAATCTCGAAAGTCAATGCATCAAGATTATATGAATCAGGATCCAGGCCTCCAACCTCAGCGTCCCATATAGAAAAATGGAACGCCTTAATTGAATCTGCTTTTAATTTATAATACATTAGTTCCAATCCACATCTGTGTCTTCGATGCTCCATGTGTTAACATCAACATTATGACTATTTGAATCTAATGATAATTCATCACCTAGATAATAATGTGCGTCAAAGTTTTCAACTTCATTAAATGGAACATCAACCGTTACTTCAAATGATATAGTTCCAGTTACAGTTACTTGCTTAGATGGGTTAAGATCAAAGTATTCGCAGAGTTCACGAATTACATCATCTTTGTCATAGTTTGGATTAGACCATTCTATGATTTGATCATTTAGCCCGTCAATCTTATTTCGCAGGCTAAAGTACTCGGCAGTGCGTTGTCTAGCGTTTTCGAGCACCCATTCTAAATCTGTTACTTTTGTAATTGGAAATGTAACAGTTTCTCCGTCAATCACCTTGTACTGTACAAGGGCATTAGGATTATATGTGTCAGGTATTACAGTTGATTCCATGTTAGTTTCCTTTCGTTGTGGTAGTGGCTAATTGTACACCATGGGTCTGACATTCTTTCATTGCTTCCTCATCTTGCCAAGAACCTTGATTGCATTCTGAGCAGAATTCACCGCAGCCGTCCTCACAATAATCTAATGTATTAAAGGATTGGCAAGCATAGCAGCGATTCTCGTATTCTAGTTTAGTTGTAACCTCACCATTTACAATCTCATATTCTCCTCCCCAGCCTTGCTCCTCTTCAAATTCTAAAGTAAGGACACAGTTCGGAATTAAGTTAGATAGTTTAACTAATACAGAGACGGCAGGCGACCATGCAGTATTATATTTATATACTAGCCATTGGTCCTCACCATCAGACATATGCTCCAGTAGTTCAGTATCAGGATACTCGTCACCATCTGATACAGCAACATCCCATTTAGTTCCCCAATTAGAAGTATTCCAGTTATACCAGTCTTTCTGAGTCTTAGCATGCTCTACTTCTTTAGCAAACCAATCAGGGGAATTTGTATCTAGTCCTAGTCGTGCAGGTTGTTGAACATATTCTTCCATTGTAATACCATCCTCTAATGGAGAATGTATATTCCAAAAAGCAAAGACAGGATTAGAATAAGTAGACTTAGTTACTTCCATCTGCATAGTCTTCATGTTCCAACTATCATGCATTACTTCAAATGGCTGATTAAGTTTATCTTTAATTGAATCTACTTGGTCTTTAGGACCTTGTATAGTTAATGTGTTATACACCCAGTTAGGCATTTCATTCCTTTCGTTGAATGTCGCAATTGTAGCAGAGTCAACTGACATTATCAAGGATTTTGGGGCTTTTTATATGTATGCCGTAAAAGAGCTATGTTGCCTTTAGCTCTGGGGGCAGCTTGCGATCCCAACGGGACTTGAACCCGTAGCCTCTACCGTGACAGGGTAACGATCTAACCAATTGATCTATGGGACCAGAATATAGGGCCCTTGCGGGCCCCATATTATTTATACTAGTTGTAATTTATTTTGTACAACTTTTAACAAACGATTTTTTTCTGCGTTAATTGCAGGATCAAAACCGCTTGCAGATGCTAACATATTTTCAGTGTTAGTACCACGGGCATTGCGATGCCAATCTAAACGCTCAGTTAAAGCATTTAAAGCACCCCACGCATTACCAGCGATTGTGTGATTATATTCGCCAGTATAAATATCGTTAATTAAATTAACTTTATTTTCCCATTTCTTGATTGCACCCTTAACATCTTTATCAGGTTTTGGATAAGCAGCAAGAATGATTTCGTTAAATTGTTGAGCGGTAATTTCCGTCTCAATCATTAACTTAGCCATGATGTCGAATTTATCCATGTATGCATTGGCAAGACCTAAAGTCTCACGGGCAACTTGAATGCGACCTTCCGCCGATTGTGTATGACGGATTTTGAAAGATTGCTTTACGCCATCTTTTTTCTTGATGCTACCCAATGCAAGATTGAGAGTATTAGCACACACAACACGAACGGGTGTTATGGATGCTTGAATTGCAATTGATCCATCATGCGATGTATTAATTAGCAAATATGTTTTAACCACATCTGCCACGCCGTTAGGATCGAGCACGGTCTCACGCTCTAAAGCAAGAGATCCAAATACAACACGTCCGCCACGGATTGAGCCAGCGGTCTCCCATCGGCCTCCACCATCTAGGATGTTATCACCAAATGCAAATAAATCTTCATTTTGCAATGGTACATAGCGCTCACCGACAATTCCTAAAACATCGGTTTGTGTTTTGTCCGTAGGATTAGTACGCACAACATATTGATAGTTTTTATCGGATGTTAATTGAGATGGGATTTCTAAATCTTCTAATCTAACATTCCATCCGTTAAGATTTGCAGCAACTAGCATTTCGCTAGTATTTTTTTCTTCTGTGAACACGGTACCTAAACCATGCCACGCAGGTTCACGGAATGATGCAAAACTTGCTACACCATTTTGTGATTCTAGTTCATGAGCCATTTTTATCCTTTCGTTTTGAGTTGCCTTATTCTAGCATACATGACTGACATCTGGCAATACTACTAAACATTCCAGGGGAAAATTTGGACTTGACGTAAACAGAAAAATGCCCCCACAGCTTTGCGGGCAGGGAAATGGGCCAGGAGCAAGGACCTGGCCCAAGATTATTAGATTAAAGAATGAATCTCTTCTGGAAAATAAGCAGCAAATATTTTTTTGTTATCTTTTGTATCAACTACATATGCTTTGACTGTTCCTTGAAAGCGTTTTATGTTTTGCTTAACTGCTTTTGTAATTGCTTCACGATTTACATTTTCTTTAAAATAAAGAGTTAAATCGTGAGCTTTGTTTGCGTCGTAGATTTCTACACGATACCGCATTTTATTCCTTTGTTAGTAGGGATAACTATTTTAACATAGGGGGCTAGATTTTGTCTAGCCCCCAGTTAATTACAAGTATCTTGCGATAGCGTTGTATGTAGAAGTAGAAACTACTTCCTCATCGGTCATTTTAAGGATACGGATAGCGTTCTCTATCTCCTCTTTCATCTCACGATAACTATGAACATGGATTACCTCATAATTACGCTCAGGCTCTTTTGGAAAGTCTTTCTCATCTATGATTAAATCAAAATCAACATTAAGAGTTGTGTTCCAAGAACGATAATTGGTGCGTAGGTTTTGTGCTTTGGCAATTTGTCCAACTGCCCATTTGCCAATATCCTTCTGCCACTTTTCGTATGCCTTCTTATATTTGGCTTCGTTCTCGTCTTGCTTTGTGTAGTCAGCCTCTATCTTTGCTAACTTTGTTTCTAGGGCTTTAATAACCTTAGCAGTTGCGATTTTTACCTGTATTGCTTTGCCTCTTGCCATTGTATTCCTTTCGTTAGGTTGGTTGTATTGTAGCAGACCCTACCGACAATAGAGTCTGCTTATCTTATTACTTAACTGATGCGCTAGTCCAGCGTTCCTTGCCATTTACATCTAGCAAGATACGAGCAACACCTGAAGGGTGATTATCAATAGCCTTGATAATTCCCTGAATACCACTTTTAGTGGTTGTGTATAGTTGTCCGATTTCCATTTGTTTCCTTTCGTTTAGGTTTGTATTATAGCACCCTCCACCGACAATTAGTAGTCGGTTTCAGGTAGCCACGCTTCTAGGTGATGCGCTTCTATGATTGCTGAAGCAGGTGCTTGATCTCTGCCCTTCCATAGTACGCCTTCAGGTAATACGATCATCTTATCGTAGTCGTCCTCATAGTAAGCATCGATAGCATCGATACATGGCTGTACCATTGATGCAGGTACGGGTGGATAATGATTACCTTGTAAGTGTATTAGTATTGCTTGATCTAAGTCAAAACTCTCAGCCAAGTCCATTGCTGTATTTAGTCCCATTTATTCTAACTCCTCTAGTATAGTTTCGGATAGGTTTTCCATTTCGCTAATACTATCAACAAGGTCTGACATTTCTTTCTCTGTTAATAGTACTTTAGTAGTAAGGTCTGCTACCTTGCTTGCTAATGCTACTGAATACATATAAATATATTTAGGAAATTGGTTATCTGTTAGCTCATTTCTGCGTGTGTGTAATTCACCTGCTAACGATAATATTTCCTCATCATATATTGCTTTTTTTGTAGCCTCTGCTAATGATATTGCCGTTGCTAACATTTATTTCCTTTCGTTGTTGTAGTGGGTAGATTATACACCTACCCACCGACATTATTAGGCTAAAACTACTAGAGCCTCAGAAGCACCAGCATTTACTCTATCTAACTCATCCTGCAATTCCTCAACGCTTAGTTGAGTTGGGTCGCCAATAAGTTCTAGTGTCATGCGGATATTTTCAGCAGTAAACATTCCAGCAGGCAAGCGTTCTACTTTAGGATAGAAAGAGCCTTGTGGGTCTAGCATAGAGTTAAACTTAACTCCATTAACTTCGAATGGGTAAGAGACCCAATTCGTTGTATCTAGCATTGTTTGCATGTATTTCCTTTCGTTTGATTAGTGGAATTATAGCAGGCCTAACTGACATTATCTAAAACACGCCACAAATTCCAGGGTGTTTTATATCACACTCTTAAAGACACGCCCGACCCCGCAGGTGTGTGGGCGCCTTTTATCCGCTAAGCCCGTTTTCATCTTTATCTGGTTTAGTATATGTGGCAACAAATAAAAAAATTATAAATGGAGCGATTATAAATAAACTTAATAAGGCGCCAATTATTTCACCTAACAAAAAATCCATGGGCCCTATTTCTTAGTAGCAGAAAATCTAATATCTGCTTTACCATAAACACACAATCCGCAAGATACGCAAGCAGAACCGCTAGCAGAAATTAATGGAATGCTTTTATTGTTTTCAGGACACTTAGCGCCAGGCTTACCAATTAATTCTTTCATAGTATTTTCGGTAACGGCAAAAGTCTTCCCAAGATAAGCCAATCTAATTTTAGTACCAGTCTTACGCAGATCATGCGCTATATCTTTATTCTCATCATCCGTAGAATAATAAAGAGATAGATTAGCAATGTTATCTAGAATAAGCGCAGCAGACTTAACTCGTGTATAAACCCAGAATTGAATATCAGCATTAGTTAAGATTACGTATTGCCATGCACGTGCATAGGTATCATTAAAGAAATCTCCATCCCAGTGGATACGGAATAATAATTTAGCATTTTTCTTTTCACAATCTTTTCTAAAATCATTAATCATATTTTCTAATAGGTCTACCATAGTAGGCTCATCAGCGTCTTTTAATAAATTCCAATTGTGCATGAGCACGTCTCTTACACCTTTATAAACTTTTTCTAATTTGCCAGCATAACACACGCTTTCGCATATGCTAGTAGCGCCAGGACATGAGAATGCTTTACCAGCAGGCAACCCGAATGTATTAGCAATGGCAGGGGTCTTACCATTTTTAGAAACTAAATTAGTTACTTTTCTGTCATTAGATCTTTTTAACATGGGGGTAATTATAGCAGGGGCAGGTGACATTAGAGGTCACCCATCTCTGCATCTGCCATGCGTGTCATAGCCCAATCAGCTGCTAGATCACGATCATACACGGCCATGCCTTCCGTAGTATAGCCACGGGCACAAATTGTGCAAATAGAGTGATTAGTACAGTAGCATGAATTGATATCGTTCATTAGTTGACCTTTCGTTAAGTAATGGAATACTAACAGATCACACTGACATTTACAAATCGACACGCCGCAGATTTCGGGGGATTTTTTTAATGTGGCGTAAATCACAAAATGCCCCCACAGGGTTTGTGGGCGCATCGAACGTTTGTTCTAATAATTAATTAGAAGCTTTTTTATGTTTTATTTTTCTAGTATATTTTTTTTTATTGCGAACAGGTTGCGCCGCATTTGATCGGCGCAATTCCTGAATGCGTTTTACTTTATTTAGAAGAGAAGTTTGGAACATTATAACCGCTTGCCTCATAGAATTTATTTACATTAAAATTAGAATTCTCTTTGGCACACAACTCCGCAAAATCTAAAACCATTTTAGAAAAAATAGCGGGGTGAGTTTTGTTAGAGTTATATTTTAAAATTGTAGCAATTTCTTTAAAATGTTTTTTTGTCATCATTTAGCAGACACCAAACCAATCTGATTAAAGTTTTTAGTATACATTTTGCCATTAGGCATTTCTAAATTATAGGTTGCGTATTCATTAGCAAAACCGTGATCTTTACATCTAGCAAAAGCCTCAAACGCTTCTAATGCGTCAGAGAATTGGTGTGTAAATTCTAGTTTGCCGTCATACCAAGTAAATAGTTTAAACATTAAATCCCCCAAGTTTCTAAAGCGCAATCGCAACTTTTAACGTCAAATTCTTTTTCATCTCCATAGAATACAAATCCTGCGCCACCGCATTCATCACACTCTACGCCAATTATTTCTGCGATATTTCCCATTTTATTTCCTTCCGTTTATTTAGCAGTATTGTATCAGTTATCACTGACAATTGGCAAAACTGGAGAGCCTTCTAACTCTAAGCCAATTTCTAAATTAAGTAATTCTGAAGGCGTGGCTTCGGATAAATCTACCCAGCCAGCACCTTCATCATTTAAGCGAAAAATTTCTACATATCCCATTATTCACCAACCTTTACGCCAACAGTTCGCACCTTACGGGCTGAACCAACTTCCACTAAATAACTTTCGATATTCATTCCGTAGAATGTAGCACGAGGATCTTTTTCGGCAGAAACAATTTCGCCTTCCAAAGTATTTGATCGATAGTGTTTACCCACTAACAGGTTTTCTATTGTGTAGATATTTGCAGACATTGCAACCTTCTTTCTTTTTGGTTATGCCGATATTATACTAGACCCCACCGACAATTTGCATATTACTTGTGAGTAATTCCATATTTTGAGACGCTCAACTCATGTGATCATAATCACATGCGACACGCCAGACACGCCCGAAGTTATCCACGACACGCCCGAAGTTATCCACAAATTTTCAGGGTTTTTCCACATCTGTGCGTAAACCTGTGGATAACCGCCCACAAAAGATTGGGGGCAGCTATCGCCTTTGTCAAGGCGACACGCCGTCTATTCTTTGTGAGTTTGCTCACATACGCATTTAGTATATGCGCCTGCGTTTAACCTGCCACATTTAGGGCAGGTATAAAATCCGCTAGGGTTAGCCATTTATTTATCTCTCCTAATTAATTTAATCGAATAGATAAATGCGATAGTGCCTACTAATAGCCATGTCGGAATACTAATTTGTAATCCTATGCTATCAGCGTATAAACCAAATGCGTTTAAGTCTAAGTATAATTCCATTTATTCTGCCTCCTCCCAATCTAGTGTTAATTCATTTTCGATTATCTCATCAAGGCTAATCATGTCCTCATCAAATAGCGTTTCGCTATTGTGTTTATCTAGTTTTTCTAATTCGTCTAAGTGTGTATAAGCGTCTGCCACATCTAGTTGGATAGTGTCCCATTTAGTCATCATTAGTTATTACCTCCATTAACAATAGCACCGACAATAGCAATTATAGTTATCGTGCCTAACACAATAGGCAAAACAATATGAGGATAATCCTCTACCCAATCAAAAAATAGCATATTAGTTATTCTCCTCATCAATTCCAAACATCTCAGCAAACACTTTGTTTGCTTGTTGTAAGGCTTCTATCGCCTCGTTTATCTTATCCATGTTATCCATTTTCTTACCTTCTTTCGTTGTTGTTATGGTGAAACCTTAGCATACCTAACCGACAATCGGCAAGGCGACACACCCCTTAGAGGGTGTGAGATACCTCACATGCGGTATCGCATCTAGGCACATCTGCCATTATTAAGCGTAGCAGACCTACACGCTCAGACTTAGTAAGTCTAAGACGGCTAACGGTATCAGGCTTGATACCTCCATGATTATATTCGAACAAAAGTTCGGTATAGATATCGTCTAAGTTATTCATTTATTTATCCTTTCGTAGATAATTTTAGTTGAGAGCGGTTATTCGCTAGGCTCACCTTTCGGGTTATTTGCTAGGCTCACGCTCTAATTCTTTATTTTGTTATACTATAATCATATAAGGGGGCACTGACATTTTGCCACTCACAAATCGGACATGTCGGACATTTTAAAATAAATCTTTTCTAAATCGTGTGATATACCCCACATATGGTCGCTCTAATAGGACAAATCGGACATTTTAAAACCATGGATCATACAAATAAAATCTCTATTAACATTTTATGAAATCTGATATTATAGTCAACTAGGATTATATGGATATATATGGGGGGATTTAAGAAAGATTACTTAACCCAGATGGGGGCGTTTATATTTTTATCTAAAGCTTCTTGCAACATTTTTTGATTAAATTCAGTTTCCTGATATTGCTCTAATGTAGGAACATTTTCTTCAGATGCTACAATAAAGTTTGTATGGGCATATCTAGGACCTTTTGTTACAGCTTTTACTCCATGTCTATATTTTTTGCTTGCACTGTGGATAACAAGGTCGCCCTTCTCTGGTTTGTATTCTACCTCTTGTTCTGGATAAAATAGCTCCCCGCCTTCAAAATCATTTATGTATACTACAAATCCGTACTGCACTATATGACAAGTATTGTGCGGATCGTATAAGTTTCCTTTTTCAATAGCATCAAAGTATCCAATTAAACTTCCTTCGTCGTGATCATCTGGATGTCCTGGACTATCCCAATGAACCTCTAAAGATTGACCTTCTATCATTTTAGAAACTCCATTAGATGGAAGTGGCTTATACTCTGGTCCAAAAAATTCTTCTGTTTTTTTCCACAATTCGTCTAATAAAGCATCTCCTTGAAAAACTTGATTAGGTGCTTTAATTTCAGAGTCATGATCCCATTTATCTTTATTTAACCAATAATCATCGTGAAACCCATTTACAATTTCTGTATATTTATCTGCTTCTTCATTTGAAATAAAATTTTTATATACATATATCTCATTGGCTAATTTAATTAAATTATTGTTATTTTGAAACATATGTATATTATAGCAAATATAGTATACTAAACACTATTGGTCCATAGCTCAATCGGCAGAGCACTGAGCTGTTAACTCAGGGGTTCCTGGTTCGAGTCCAGGTGGACCAGCATATATTACAAGGAGGTAAATATGGAACCAAATAAAATGACACCAGAAGGATTACTTACAATTGGTGCACTTATTGTGGCTTTAGTAATTCTTTCTATTGTTATAGCATCTTAATTTTGGCTTCATCGTCTATCGGTTAGGACATCGCCCTTTCACGGCGGAAAGACGGGTTCGATTCCCGTTGGAGCTACATTTGATATAATAGATAATATGAAAGTCTCTATGTTACATCCAGATATTTGGTATTTTGAAGATGCCATTCCAGAATCAAAAAAATTTTTATCTTTACTAGAAGACAATAAAAATATTACAAGCGTTATACCAGATTGGTCTACTTGGCTTGATTCTTTTGCTAGAGGCACAGATGAAATAATTATTAATAAACCGTTGGCCGCTGGAGAAGGCGGCGCTCCTATGGGTGTAGACAAGTTTGTTGACTGGGACATGTCAATAAATGATTACGGCAGAATTTGGCCAAGAATAGTTCCCGACTCGGTAGTGCATAAAGAGGCTTATAAAACATTAAAGTTAATAGACATTCCATTTAAAAAAGTATTAGACTATTATTGGTCTAAAAATTCAGAGTTACCTGAACTTAAATATATTAGTAAAAATTATCTTATTAGAAAATACTCAACTGGAACATCTATGCCAATCCATGTAGATGCTAGCGGAAGAGCTGGTGCTACAGATGACGACAAAATATCTATGGATCTGGCTGCTTTGATTTACTTAAACGACGACTATACGGGCGGGGAATTAAATTTTGTAGATTTAGGCATAAAACTTAAACCATCTGCTGGAAGCATTGTAATTTTTGACGGCATAAAGCATCAGCATGAATCTACCCTAATTACATCTGGTAACAAGATATACATTCCATTTTATATGCACACAAAATACGGTTTAATTTCCTGTTTTAGAGAACCTGTCGAAGCAGGCGGCAATCAGACTTTTATTTCCAACCAAATACCCAGGTTGACAGAATAATTTTTCAAATGCTACAATCTTAGCCTTGGACAGTTTTCGGAGATAATATCAAGGGGTTAAACTCCAAGTGCGACAATGACGGAAATGTTATTAGTCTGGCTTATGCATCCAGTATAGGTTCAACCGATGAATTGCAGGCTTACAACCTTAAAAGACAATTTCGGGGTCCTTTTCTTAAAAAAGGGGTGTAGGGGTTGTATGCTTTCAAATCTGGAAATACTCCTAAAAAATAAATAAGGATATAAATAATATATTAAATATATGAATGATAAAAAAAGCGGGAAGTTTAGAATTTGGGATTACGATCTCAGACCAATACCAGTAGATCATCAGACTGATTGGGAATACATCAATAGATGTCATAAAGTCCATACATACGTAGTTGGTCCTACTCCTCCAGCAATATGGTGGTCTATATAATTCATATATATTCTAGTTGACTAAGATATATATCAGATATATAATAGCTATATGAACTCTATTTATCAGAAATTAATAGCAAGTGCTTTAATTATTATGATGGCATATATAGCTCTTGCCTTCATTGTAGGTTAAATTTAAAATAGCCTTTAAAAGCCTTCTAAGGCCTATATCCCGATTTTCTGGGCATATGGCTAGGGGTAAGTATGGGTTCTCTACTTTCGACGCACTGAAATTTTTACAATTGCACTTATTGAGAGGATTTAGTACCCTGTGAATATGGAAGATCAATACATGACTAAGATCATGCAGGGCCCGTTTTTATGGGAGTATTTAAATGAGACTCCATATACTATTAGACATACAATGGCTGAATATTTTTTAGCTAATGAACCACTTGTGGTAGATGTTGGCACTTATAAAATCCCGTTAAAGGTAAATGGAGAATTAATATCTATAGATCCACTTAATACCTTCCCAGGCGGATACAATAAAGATGTTAAGATATTTTTAGAAGAAGTCAATCCAATAAATTTTTCATTATCATGCCTAGGTCTGGCAATACAAGGGCCTAAAGAGCAATGGGATGCTTTTTTAGAGTTATTTAAGAGATCTAAAATGGCTGTTATTGAATATTCTAGGGATGCCCACAATCATTCTGATTTTGATAGGATAGAAGAGTTGTGTAATATTAAACAGGTTTATTTTAAAGCTTATATGGACATGCCAGATGTAGAAGTTAAAGGCATTAGGCCATACCCTAAAAGAAAGTTTCTAGTTTTTAAATAGTTTCCAGAATAGTAGTTTTTGAAAAAACTTTTTTATTGAATTCTGCATCCTTAATTCAGGACTTTCGTTTTTATAATGCTCTGATTGAAAATATGGGCTAAACATCTGATCGCTAAAATATCTTCTTGGAGTCATACTCTAATTATACTATAGATGTAATTATACCTCTATTTAATTTCATTTACAGGTTCGTTTATGCTGTACTCAGAATTTTCATTTTCAATACGACGCAAAGCATACATATTTTCTTTATTTGTCCAAATGTCTTTTTCTTTTTCCGTATTTCTTTCCCTAAATCTACCTAAACTTAAATGCTCTTTACAAGAAGGCACAGTCCTAAATTCTGCTAGATTTATATCTCTAGACTCTCCTTCTTCTAATTTTGAATAAGGAGGGCCAACAATTATCCACCTTGAAGCCTGTAATTTACAAAAATAACATTCTATATTACCCAATTCATTTAGAGTTGTAGACCAAGATCCATCTTTTTCATTCTTAATTAATGGTTCATTTATAAAGTAAGATGATTTAGATCTATCTGATTTACTTAAATGATGCACTGGGACACTTTCATGTATTAATGAATAGGTGTAATCAAATACCCCAGGCCCATCAAAAGGTATAGCTGGAGACGTAAGATGATCTATTAGCAATTCCACATCATCAAGAGATTCATTTAAAAATAAATCAAACCTTACTTCAGCAGGATAAACAGTATCTGTTATTTTCATTACTAAATAACCATTGCTCATATATTGAGTAGCAATCAAACCTTCATTGCCAGGTTGTTCTATATTTACAATATAAGGCTTTCCAATTTGGCTTCCTAAATAGTTTTTATGATAAACCTCATGACCATAATCGCATAAATGTTCTTTTGAATATGTAAATAAACCAGAAAGCATATTACTTAGCCATTCTAAATCTTTAATTGGATTTATAGTATATCCACGCAAAGTAAATTTACTATAATATTTTAATTTTTTATTCATACATCCATTCTATCAGAAAACCCAATCAGAGGCGGATCCGATTGGGTTTCAGGCATCTTATGACGCACTGTAGAGAGCTAGGCTCGACCTACAAAATAATTGTATAATTATTATTTTATAAAGTCAACAAAAGAAATTAAATTCCTTCTTTAGATCTTCTTTCATCCATTATTCTTACTTTTTCCTGGATAACATCAGCAAATTTTGGATTTACTTTTAATGGACCAGCCCACTCATTTAATTGTTGTTCAGTTGGATTTTTATACTGTCCTATTTGCTCATACCATTCTGGAGTTTTATAATTATAAAAAGTTCCAGGGTTATCTTCTGAATTTAATGCAAAATTAGAAAATACAAACCTAGTACCAGAAGTTGTTACTTTGGTTCCATGGTCATAAGGTTTACAAGCACCATGCAAAACAACGTCACCAGCCTCTGGCTGAATAACAAGGCAGGGCTCTTCTAATCTTTCTTTACTAATATCTGTGCCTACTTTAATTGTTCCATCTGGATTAATATTTGGATAGTATAATTCACCACCAGTAAATTCTCCAAAATACGCAGTCATTCCGTATTGTAAAGAGCAACATGCAGACCAAGTGTCTATTTCAAAAATTTCGTCTTCTCTACCCATTCCAGGACTATCGGCATGCACAAACATACCTTCATCGTGAGGTTCTGCAATCATTAAGCTTCTCATAGGGTGTATAACAATCTCTGGGTGTATTAATTCAGACATAAATTTCCAAACAAGAAAAGTGCTTGGCATAGGAGGACAAACTTTATCTTCATACCAGTTATTTGAACTCCATATATTTTCAGGCATAGTTCTTTGAAAATTTTCTAAATCTTTGTTAACTTCATTCATAATTTCTTGTGGAATTATGTTTTTGTAAATAAATATTCTATCTGATAGCTTAGTACATTTTGGATTGTCGTAAAACATATTATTTATTTTCTCCTTTATACATTATTTTTTGTTTTTTCTTCAATGATTTCTCTAAATTGTTCATTAACTATTAAAGGAGAGTTCCACTCATTTAATTGTTTATCTGTGGGATCTTCATATTTACCTATTTGATCTTGCCACTCAGGGGTTTTGTAATTATAAAATGTACCAGGATTATCTTGAGCCATTAAAGCAAAACAAGAAAAGGCAAACCTAATTCCATATTCTGTTTCTCTAGTTCCATGATCATATGGAGAGCATGCCCCATGTAAAACTATATCTCCTGGCTCAGGTTGAACTTCAAAACATGGCTCTTCTAATATTTGTTTAGTGACTTCCCAATGAGGTCCATTATTTTTTATACTACCATCTGGATTTAAATTGGGATAATATAATTTACCGCCTGTAAAATTTCCAAAATATGAAATCATCCCATATTCTAATTCACAACAAGTTGTCCATTGATCAATTTCGCTTAACATATGGCAATTGCCTTTTCCAGGGCTATCTGAATGCACAAACATTCCTTCATCGCCTGGTACAGATACCATAAAACTTCTTACTGGATGTATTACAACTTCTGGATAAATGAGTTCTGACATAAATTTCCATAATGGAAAACTATTTTTATAAGGAGGAGTCATCTTATCCTTATACCATTCTCTTACACTCCAGTCGTTTTTTTCAACGCCTCTTTCATAAGTGGAAAGGTCTATGTTAACTAAATCCATTATTTCTTTTGGAATAATATTTTTATAGATATAGATTCTATCTGCTAATTTTGTGCATCTAGGGTCATCATAAAACATAGGGGCATTTCCTTTTTTTAGACATAATATAAATATATTATATCACTCAATGCCTTATGAATTGATAATTGATTTCTCTATTAATCTGTCATAAGTGTTGTTACATATTAACTCAAAAGACCTAAGTCCTTGTTCAATATACTGATCTGACTCTTCATCCGAAATCCCAGCACTAGAATAAATGCCTTTCATATCTGCAATAAATCCATCAAGCATCATTTGTACAATTTCTTCTTTATTCATTTTGAGACCCTTCTTCTGTTGTAAATGCAGGGGCTGGTCCTAATAAGAATCCTTTTTCATGGTATTCTATTAGCTTAGCCACCTCGTCCCCATCATCTTTTGATGAGTATTTTGCTAACAAAGTTAAAACATCGTAAATTCTGTGAAGCATTATATAATTTACCATAGGCAAATTGTCTTCAAGGCTTTTAGCCTCATTTTTATTTTCAGACATTCTTGTTTACTCTTTCCTTTATATCATTATACAATTTTTCTCCAATAAATTTTTTATAAGAGCAAGATAAACAATATAAATAAATATTGTCTTCTAAATCTAGGTTAGATTGAAGAAGGCCTTGGTCCATTGGGCATTCAAGCCTAGGCACAAGACCCTCTTCTGATAAAGCTATATATTGAGATACATATTGTATCTGTCGCAAAATTGCTCCTTAAGCTTTAGGGAATTGATTAATCAACTCCTTGGCCTTTCCTATTGAGTTAGGCCATGATGACCAATCTTTACCGCCCTTAGTCATATAGTACGTTATCTCTGCGTTTGTTACTGGATCAAATAATTCCTTATTTGACACTAAATTGAATTTTTCTAATCTGTCTACACCAAGTTCCCCTAGCATATTAATTTGAAAAATCCCGTAAGATTTATCACCAGTTGATTTGTTGTCGTTTAAAGCAAGCGGTCTCCCGTTAGACTCTACCCTAGCAACAGCCCAAGCTGTTTTTAAAGCAATTCCTTCAAATCCTACAGCCCATAATAAATCTTTTAAATCTTCAGCTGCAAGCATTTCAGAATGCTTATAAGTTTCATTACTGAACTTATTTATTATTTCTCTTTTTAGTTGTTTTTCGGTTTTTTGTACCTTTTCAGGCGCAGTTGTTAAAGCTTGACTCATTGTAGGTCCAGGCTGGACTGTAAACAAAAATAATGTTATCATTATAATAACAGTCCAATTATGAACTACATCGCTCAAACTTTGTTTGATTCTCTCCATTGGCATTCCTCCTTTAGAGATAACGAACTATAATAGTAGCATTGATTAGTTGAGCGTGTCAACCCAGTTGACCAGAAAGAGTTTATGAATATTTCATTTTCTACGCCTATAGTTAATTTAAGAACTAATAATGGATATGGATATGCAAGTAAAAATATAGTAAAATCTTTAAATAAACTAGGACACTTCACACCATTTCAAGATCCAAAATCAAAATTACAATTAAATTTTTCACAACCATCACATTTTAAATTACATAAAAATCAACATCAAATTAGTTATACTCCGTGGGAGTCCACAATAATCCCAGAAGAGTGGAAATATTACATGAATGCATGTGATGAAATATGGGTAACTTCAGATTGGTGTGCAAATGTATTTGAAGATAATGGATTTAAAGTTTCTAATGTTTATCCACACGGTATTGACCCTATGTGGATCCCAAACAGAAGGCAAGATGACGGAGTAATTAAATTTTTACACATAGGGGAGCCAGCACCAAGAAAAGCTGGACAAATGGTATTAGATGCATTTGGACATTTATTCGGAAATAAAGACGGATTCTCATTAACAATTAAAGCAGATCAAATAAATACCACCAGAGTATATAATAACTATTTAGATAAAAATATTTTAGGAACACCAGATAAATATTATAATAACGTATATGTAATTATAGATGTCTTAAATGATGAGGAATTAGTAGAATTATACCAGTCTCATGATGTCTTAGTTTATCCAAGTTATGGTGAAGGATTTGGCTTTATTCCATTACAAGCATTAGCAACTGGCATGCCAACAATATGTACAACAGGATGGGCACATTACGAAAATTATCTTGGTCCACTAAAATTAAAATCAGAATTAATAGATTCACCTTGGCCATTTCCACATCAAGGAAAAGTTTTTGAACCAAACTATCAACATTTACTTGAACTTATGAGAGATGTTTCAATAAACTTTAATGCATATTCTGGATATTATTTTGCTCAGTCAACTAAAATACATAAAGATTATAATTGGGATCAGTTGACCAAGAATGCATTTAAAGATATTTTAAAAAAAATTTATTAAAGTCTTCCCCTTGTGAATAACATTTGATACACTTATATCTCATCTAAATTTTAAAAACTGCACAGGCGGAGAAAAGGTCGTATATAAATGCCATTTACAATTGAAAACCCATATGAAAACTTTATTGCATTATCTAGATATGCAAGATGGATGCCAGAAGAAAATCGTCGTGAAACATGGAGCGAAACCGTAGATCGTTATTTTGTTTTTATGTTAGATCATTTGTTTAGAGAGTATTCGTACGAGCCATCATCAAAGTTAATCCAGGAATTAAAAGAAGCAGTTCTTAAAAGAAATGTTATGCCTTCAATGAGAGCAGTAATGACTTCAGGTCCAGCTTTAGAAAGAGATCATGTTGCTGGATACAATTGTTCATTTGTTCCAGTAGATTCTCCTCGTTCATTTGATGAAACAATGTATATTCTTATGTGCGGTACAGGAGTAGGATTTTCTGTTGAATATAAGTACATTAATAAATTACCAGCAGTTCCAGAATCATTAGAAAAATCTACAACCGTAATTACAGTAGAAGATTCTAAACAAGGATGGGCAAAAGCATATCGTGAACTTCTTGCAATGCTTTGGGCAGGACAAATTCCAGCAATTGATGTAACTAAATTGCGTCCAGCAGGAGCACGTCTTAAAACTATGGGCGGAAGATCTTCTGGCCCACAACCATTAGTTAATCTTTTTGATTTTACAATTAAAATATTTAAAAATGCAGTTGGAAGAAATTTAAAACCAATTGAATGTCATGACTTAATGTGTAAAATTGGTGAAGTAGTAGTTGTTGGTGGAGTTCGTAGATCCGCAATGATTTCTCTTTCTAATATTAATGACATTGAGATGGCGTCAGCAAAATCTGGCAACTGGTGGGAAACAAATCCACAACGTGCACTATCAAATAATTCTGTTGCATATTCTCGTAAACCAGAAATGGAACAGTTCATAGCAGAATGGAAAAATTTATATGATTCAAAATCAGGAGAGCGTGGAATATACAATGTTGCAGCAGCACAGGCGCAAGCAGCTAAATATGGACGCAGGGATCCTGAAATACACTATGGAACAAACCCTTGCTCTGAAATTATTTTGCGTCCTTATCAGTTTTGTAACCTTTCAGAAGTCGTATTACGTGAAAAAGATACAATTGAGGATGTTGAAAATAAAGTACGACTTGCTACAATTCTTGGTACCTGGCAATCAACCTTAACAGACTTTAAATATCTTAGAAAAATTTGGAAAGATAACACAGAAGAAGAAAGACTACTAGGGGTTTCTTTAACTGGACAGTTTGGGCATAAATTCTTTTCTGGAAAAGAAGATATTAATAAATTAGAAAAAACTCTGGTATCGCTTCGAGAGTCAGCCAGAAAAATAAATTCTGAAGAAGCCAAAAAAATTGGTATACAGGAATCAGCAGCAATTACTTGTGTTAAACCATCTGGCACCGTATCTCAATTAGTAGGAGTGTCTTCAGGAATGCATCCTTGGCATTCCAAGTATTATATTCGCACAGTTCGTGGATCAAAGGGAGACCCAATTTCTGTATTTTTAAAAGAAGTAGGAATTCCAGTAGAAGATGATGTGATGAAGCCAAATGAAACTTATGTATTTTCATTTCCAATCAAAGCACCAGAAGAAGCAATTGTTAGAAGCGACCTTACAGCAATTGATCATTTAAATACTTGGTTGGTTTATCAGCGTGCATGGTGTGAACACAAGCCATCTATTACTGTTTCTGTAAAAGAAGATGAATGGATGGAAGTTGGATCATGGGTTTATAAAAACTTTGATGAAGTATCTGGAATCTCATTCCTACCCCACTCAGATCATTCATACAAACAAGCACCATATCAAGAAGTTACTAAAGAAGAGTACGAAGAGCTTTTGTCTAAAATGCCAAAAGAAATTAGATGGCAAGATCTTTCATTTTATGAAACAGAAGATGGAACTTCTACAAATGCTACGCTTGCATGTACTTCAGACGGTAACTGTGAACTTGTAGATATTTCTGCATAGTGGTATTATATTAGTATTGGGTAACCCCCAAAATTCCTGGGCACACGGCTCAGAAATAGGAGGATCTTAATGAAAAAAGATCTAAATAACGATGGAGTAATAACAATGACAGAACAAATCCTAGCGGCTCTTGGAACATATGCTCGTGCATTTCTTTCAGCAGCAATCGCTTTGTATATGACTGGCAATACAAATCCAAAGGACCTTTTGATGGGTGGAGTTGCAGCAGTAGCCCCAGTAATTTTAAAGGCTCTTTCACCAAGCAATCAAGAGTTTGGTTTCAAGTCAGCTAAGTAATTTAGTAAACTGTATTAAGAAAGCTCCTATGCTAAAATGAGCATAGGAGTTTTCCTATTTTAGGAGATTTTGAAAATGGCAGTACAAAAGAATTTTGAAGTAGATCAAAATGCTACTTTTACCTTTGAGGTTCAATACACCTTAGAGGACGAAGTCACACCAATAAGTTTAGTAAATGCAACTGCAAAAATGCAAGTACGTGATACTAAAGGTGGATCTAAATTAGCATTTACACTAACATCACCGTCTGGTGGTATAACAATTAATGGCGCAACTGGAACATTAACCATTAAAATGACACCTACTCAGACAAATAAACTCTTTTATCCAAAATCTTCTTATGACATTATGGTTGTCGATTCTAACGGGAATAAAATAAAACTCCTTGAAGGGTTTTTAACTCTCAGCAGATCGGTAACTATATAATGTCAGAAAAAGTAATAGTAACAGAAGTAAAAAATAAAGTAATTATTAAATCCCCTGGGCCACAAGGACCAGCTGGAAGAACAATATTAAATGGCACTGGTGCTCCCGCAAATAACTTAGGAGTTACTGGTGATTTTTATTATAATACAACTACTACAGATTTTTATGGTCCAAAATTAACAGACTTGTCATGGTCTGGATCATCAGTTATTAAATTTGTACAAGAAGGATCTGATTATTCATATTCTACTTCTTGGGAACTTGCTCAAGTAACTGGACCAGTTTCTGGAATATATTCTGTAACTATTAACCATAACCTAGACTTTTTCCCAAATGCAACAATAAAAGATAGCTCTGGAGAAACAGTAGAAACTGGATTAGAATACATTAATACAAATACAATAAAACTGACAATGGCTCAACCATTTTCAGGGACAGCATACCTGTCATAAAGGAGAAATAAAATGGCAAGAAAATTTTTAGTTAGTTTAGATCTTAACAAAAATGAGTTACTAAACGCTAGATTACAAAATCTGTCTTCCGACCCATCTTCACCAGTGGCAGGTCAGATTTACTTTAATACACAAGACAATGTAACAAAATTTTATGATGGCAATCAATGGATTTCAGGGGGGTCTACTAAATTTGGCCTAGAGGCAAATAGACCAAGTCCTTCTAAATCAGGAACCTTATATGCCGCAACAGACACAAGTACATTATTTTTGGATAATGGAACATCTTGGATTCAAATATCTGTAAATCCTGAAGATTTAGCAGATGCTCTTCAAGAAGCAAAAGATTACACAGATACTCGTGAAATTGCAATTACATCTGCTTACGAAGCATATGCAGATCAAGCAGAGGTAGATGCAAAAGCTTACACAGATGCTCGTGAAACTGCAATAACAACAGCCTATGAATCTTACACAACAACAGCAATTGGTAATTTAATTGATGGTGCACCAGGCTTATTAGATACATTAAATGAAATTGCAGCGGCAATTAACGATGACGCTAATTATTTCACAACTATTGCAAATTCACTTGCAACAAAACAAGATAACTTAACAGCCGCAAACGGTATTGATATTGATAGCTCTCAAAATATTTCTGTAAAGCTAGGAACTGGTTTATCTTTTGATGGCTCTGGAAATATCGTTCCTTCAAGCGGATATGGAGTAAGAAAATATTCAGAAGATATTGGAGACGGCACAGCAGTTTCTTTTGTAATTCCACACGGCTTTAGTACAAAAGACGTAACAGTTCAAGTATATGAAAAAGCTTCACCTTTTTCAAAAGTTGAAACAGATGTAGAGCACACCGATGTAAACACCACTACAATTAAATTTGCATTAGCTCCAAGTCTAAATGAGTACAGAGTTGTAGTAATAGGATAAAAACGTGAAGTTAAGGTCTTTACTTAATTTAGCAACACTAGCCTCCGACCCAGCAGGGTCGGTAGGCGATGTGTTTTTTAATACAACAGAAAAAGCCTTAAAAATTCATAACGGAACAACATGGATTATTCTTTCACAGAACACAGACCCAGCACCATTCTATATGCACACACATACATTTGATGGTGACATACATACAATTGATATTGAAAATCCAATAACATTTAAAGATATAAATACTGTAGCAAGTGTCTCAGAAAATATTCCTAAGATAGTAGGGTTTGACGGAGGGTCACCATCAAACAATGTTACAGATCCTAATTTCTTAGAGTTATCATTACTAGATGGCGGCAATATTTAATTTTTAGGCAATTATAAATATTATAATGTATAATATAACTAAGTCATAATTTAGAGGTAAAAATGGCAACAAACTTTCCAAGCTCTTTAGATACATTAACGAATCCAAACTCAACAGATGCGTTATCAAATCCGTCACACTCTCAGCAGCACACCAATCTTAATGACGCTGTCGAAGCAATTCAGACAAAAATTGGTGTAAATGGATCTAATGACTCAACTTCAATTCAGTATAAAATATCAGAAATAGAAACAACCTTATCAGATATTGAAAATTCAACTGGGGCAACAGAGACTCTTTTAGGACTAGAGGGAAACAATGACCTTACAATATCAGGTATTGAAAACAAAACTACTATAGACTCATTTAATAAAAATCTGTATAGAACATTAGAATACACTGTTCAATTATCTAGAGGATCAGAGTATCACAGTTCTAATATTTTAATTTTAAATGATGGCACTAATGTAAACATTGCAGAATCAAACATTATTTCAAACACAAATAATGTTCTGGCTAATCTTACTTTTGAAGAAAATTCGGGTATAATTAGTTTATGCGTTACTCCAACGAGTACAGCAGTTACTGCTAGATATTACAGAACAGCACTTAAAGTATAAAAAAAGCAGTAAAAGGGGAATAAATGGCAACAGTAAATAAGAACTTTAGAATCAAACATGGTCTGGTGGTTGAGGGATCAACCGCTACCGTAAATGGCCAAAATGTATTAACCGAAACAGGTGGAGATGCCTATATTCTCAACCTCGTTGGCGGGGCAACACTTGTAAAATCTGTATCCTCTGACTTTGCAGTAGACGGAGCAGGAAATCTTACAATCAACGGATCTTCAGATCTTGCAAGAACTGGAGATATTACCACAGCAGTTAATGCACTAGACACTGATGATATTGAAGAAGGTGCAAGTAATCTTTATCATACCGCACAACGTGCAAAAGATGCAGCAGCAGAACTTTTAACAAATGCATCAACAACAAATATTACAATTACAGGAACAGGTGCTGGATTAACAATTACTGCCGAAAACGGCGTAGCTGATTCAGACACTGATGATCTTACTGAAGGCACAACAAATCTATACTTCACCAATCAACGTGCATTAGATGCAACAGCATCAGCATACGATATATCAGGTTCTGCTTCAGCAGCACAAACTGCAGCAGAAAATTATGCAGACAGTTTAGCAGGAAACTATGATCCAGCAGGCGCTGCTTTAACAGCAGAAACTAATGCTAATATATATACAGATAGTGAAATCAATGGCTTAGTTACAGATGACATTGAAGAGGGTGTAAGTAATCTTTACTTTACAAATACTCGTGCTCGTGGAGCAATTTCTGCAGGAACTGGAATCAGTTACGATAGCGGAACTGGTGTAGTATCTGTAGACAATACAATTGCAACAGAGTCTTACGTCAATACAGCAATTAGTAACCTTGTTGACGGAGCTCCTGATCTTTTAAATACTCTTAATGAAATTGCAGCAGCAATCAATGATGACGCAAACTACTTTACAACAATTGCTAATCAGATTGCAGGAAAGCAAGATACATTAACAGCATCTACAGGAATTACAATTGATGGTTCAAATAACATTTCGGTAACAGCCAATACATATGATGCATATGGAGCAGCTTCAGCGGCCCAAACAGCAGCAGAGGCTACAGCTCAGGCAGCACTGGATGATGTTCTTGATGCCACAACACCATTCTCAGACATCAATATAAATGATTTTGCAAAGCAGGTAGCTGCTAGATCTACATCACTTGGTTCAGTTGTAGTAACTGCTTATCAGTTCAATAAATCAACATTTAAATCAGGTAAGTTCTTGGTTAAGATTGACAACGGAACACATAATGAAATCTCAGAAATTCTAGTAACACTAGATTCATCTGACAACGTAGCAATTACAGAATATGCAATCGTCGGAACAAATGGTTCAAGAGGAACAATTACAGCAGATGTAGATGGAACTCATTGCCGAATCAGAGTAAATCCAGTAAATGATTCAACTATTACTGTAGCTGGTACAATCTTTAACGCATAATTAAATAAAAGGCTAGGGGAGAGCCTTAATCTCCCCACAAAAAACAATTAGGGGATAGTGAACTTAATGGCAACAACAGATAAAAACTTTAAAGTTAAAAATGGACTCAATGTCGCAGGAAACGCTACATTTGATTCTAGCGTTATATTGGGATCAACCCCCCTAAGATTTGATACGGCAACAAATAAACTACAGATCCAATTAAATGGAACATGGAAGCCTATTGCATTTACCGAAGACCTGGAAAGCCAAATTGGCTTTACAGATATCGGACTAGCAATAGATTACAATGGTCTTCCAATATACACAGTTCAGGCAAATGGAGTAAGCACCACAGCAACTAAGTTCGCTGACGGTGGAACCCCAGAAACCTCAACATATGGTATGACATTTGATTCTGGGGCTTTAGTTTAAATAAAATAATGCTATACTTAGCAAATAAGGGGAAATAAATATGTCAACAGTAAGAATTCAAGTAAGACGAGGTACTGCATCAGAATGGACCTCAGTAAATCCTACACTAGCTGCAGGAGAACTAGGTGTTGAAACAGACACTAGAAAAATTAAAATTGGAACTGGAAGCACTGCTTGGACTAGCCTTTCTTACATAGCAGCAGACTCACCAGCAATTACAGAAATTGCACAAGACGCAATTGATCAAGCTCTTTCTATGGGCTCAGGTCTTACAAAGTCTTATAACGATAACACAAATACAATTTCCCTTGGCATCGACGACTCAATTGTCGCACTTAAATCTTATGTTGACAGCCAGGTAGGTGGGTTACAAAATACAGTAACTTCAGACTATGTATTATTAGCAGATGTTGGAAATGCAGGTGGACCTGCAAAATTAGATGCTGACGGAAACTTGCTTGTTCCAAAATCAAGCATTATTATAGAAGGATCATCAGCAGATGCTCATGAAACCACACTAACAGTATCAAATCCAACATCAGATAGAACAATCACACTTCCAGACTCATCTGGTACAGTAGCACTAACATCAGACCTTGCACCATATGCAACAACACAAGCATTAAATTCCGTAGTATCTTCATTGAATATTCATCAAGCAGTAAATGTTGCAACAACAGAACCGTTAGTAGCAACTTATGCTGCTGGTTCCGCTGATAACGGCAATGGAACTGGAATTGGTGCAACATTAACAATGAACTCAAATGGCACTCTAACAATAGATGGCTTACAAGCAGAAAATGGATTTAGAATATTAGTAAAAGATCAAGCAAACTTAGTTCATAATGGTATTTATGAAGTAACAATTGCAGGATCAGCTGGAGCACCAGCCGTTTTAACTAGATCTGCAGACTACAATAACTCAGATGTAAACACACCTCTTGATGTTGCTAAAGGCGATGTCGTTTTTGTAACAGATGGAACAGAAAATGGATATAAACAATTTTCTCAAATATACGCAGGAACTAACGCAGACGGCTCAGTAAAAATTGGATCTGAAAATATTGACTTTACTCAAATTTCAGGAGCAGCAACAATTATAGCTGGAAATGGTATAACTAAATCAGGAAACACAATTAGTGTTGATGCTCAAGAATTTTTAGCAACATCTACCGCATCAAGTACATATTTAACTCAAGCAGATGCAGCAAATGACTATTTGTCACAAACAGATGCTGGGGCTACTTATTTAACTCAAGCAGATGCAGCTTTAACATATTTAAATCAAACAGACGCAAGTACGACATACCTGTCACAAGCAGATGCAGGTACAACATACTTGTCTCAAGCAGATGCTGCAACAGATTATTTTGCTGTTACAACAGATCAAATTGAAAATGCCAATATTAAAATTGGCGCAGGAATTGCAGCAGATAAAATATCAGGAAACGCTGTAACACAAGCAGATACAGGAACTGTAACCAATACAATGCTTGCAGGATCCATTGATAATAACAAATTATCAAACTCTACAATTTCAGGCATATCGCTTGGATCTAATTTAGAAACATTAACAATTGGAACTGGTTTAAGTGGTACATCTTACAACGGTGGATCAGCAGTAACAATTGCAATTGATTCAACAGTTGCTACAGAGTCTTACGCAGACACCGCAGCATCAAATGCTCAAGGAGCAGCAGAAGATTACGCTGACGGACTTGCAGCAAATTACGAAGTTGCAGGAGCTGTTTCAACACACTCATCTGATACAACAAACGTACACGGAATTACAGATACAGCCCAAATTGCTCTTCTAGATGCTGCTACACAGCAATTTACAGGAGACATGGGAATTACTGGAGACTTAATTGTTGACGGTGACGTAACTGTTAATGGCGGAAGCTTTACAGCAAGCGCTACATCTATAACAATTGAAGATAATCTAGTTCAGCTTGCTCATCAAAACGCAGCAAATACCGTAGACTTAGGTCTTGTTGTAGCGTACAATGACGGCGCAGCAAAACACTCTGGTATAGTAAGAGATGTTTCTGCTAATAAATGGAAACTATTTAAAGGCGTAACAACAGAGCCTGCTACAACAGTAGACTTTACAGAAGGATCACTTGATGACCTTGAGTTAAATGAAATTAAAACAGCTGGAGTAGTATTCTCAGACGGCACACAGACCAAAGAGGGTGTTCCTTCAAGAACTCCAATTATTTCAAAGACTGCAGACTATACATTGTCTGCGCTAACCGAGAGAGATTCATTAATTGAAGTTGACTCTTCTTCAGCAGTAACAATTACAATTCCAACCAACTCAGCAGTTGCTTATCCAATTGGAACAACTCTAGATATTCTTGGAGTTAACACAGGACTAATCACAATCGCAGGAGATACTGGTGTAACAGTAAATGCTACCCCAGGATTAAAGTTACGTACACAATGGTCATCCGCAACATTACTCAAGAGAGCAGAAAATTCTTGGGTAGTTTACGGCGACTTGAAATCATAAGGAGAATTATAAATGAGTAAGAGATCTGGTAGAAAATCCCAAGCAGCAAATGACTTTTTAGAGCCAAAACCTGTAGAAAATTTAGTAGCTACAGATGTAGGAACTTCTAGAGCATACAATGACGGAGCAGTAAATCTATCATGGGAGTTACCTGCAGGATCACCTCCAGCAACCTCTTACTCAATTACAACAACCCCAGCATCAACAACACAAACTACATCTAATACCTCTTTTACATTTACTGGGCTATCATCAGATACAGCCTATACATTTTCAATAACTGGAAGCAATGCTGCAGGAACTTCTGCTGCTACAACTTCTAGTTCTGTAACAGCAACTACGGTTCCTCAATCTCCACAATCAGTTTCAGCAGCTTCTCCAAACGCAAACGAAGATGTTGTTTCATGGTCAGCAGGTGCTTCTGGTGGTAAAACAATTACTAGTTATACCGTAATATCTTCAGATGGACCATCATACACAAATTCAACTTCACCAAAAACTATTTCAGAAACAGCTGGAACTTCACAATCTTATACAGTTTATGCAATTAACGATAATGGAACATCAGTAGGAGCAACTACTGGTTCTGTTACTACAACAGCACCGTTCTTCCCACCGTTCTTCCCATATTTCCCACCGTTCTTCCCATATTTCCCACCGTTCTTCCCATTCTTCCCGTTCTTCCCACCGTTCTTCCCACCGTTCTTTCCACCAAGATTCGGTCCATATTTCCCAGCGTGTGTTGACGGAGATACTTTAATCTTAACTAGCGAAGGTCCAAAACCTGCTAGAGAGATAAAAGTAGGAGATAAACTACTAACAGTTGATGCTTTAGGGTTAGCCGATCAACCTAACAAAACACCTCTTGAAATTAATGTTCAAGATTTGATGATAAGTAACATGGTACACACAGAAGTTACAAATGTTATAGTCTCAGACAAACAGGACAGAGTTTACTTCAATGGAAACAAAGAAGTTCAGTTTACAGAAACTCATCCAATATTCGTAAAACGAAATAACGAATATCGTGTAGTCGAAGCAGGACTAGTACAACAAGGAGATGTTTTAATAAATATCTCAGTAGATAACTTATCTGAAACTTTAGATATGACCAAGGTAATATCAGAAGTTGAAGTGTCTAAGGTAGATAAAATAACTTTAGATTTAGCAAAAGATGTGTACACATTTAGCTGCGATCCACATAATTGGTACTTCGCAGGAGATATATTAACACACAATAAGTAAAATAATAATCACCTAAAGCCCCCAAACGGGGGCTTTAGTATTCTTGACAGTTAATTATATATTATATATAATGTATACATAGTAGAAAGATAAAATATGCAAGATATTTATGATATAAACGATAATCCATGGTTTACAAAAGATAGATCAGAATCAACTTCTTTTAGGGTAAATAGATCTTTTGGTAATATTAAAGTTTTAAATCCAGGTATTGGATTAAATATTTATGAATCAGCTATTCCAAGCAGTGTTTGCGAAACATCAATTAAAACATTAGAAGATAAGCTAACAAATGGCAACATGTATAAATGGTCAGAAGCACAAGTTACGACCTCAGACAAACCAGTAAAATCTGCAAGAGATTGCGTAGATTTTAAATTTAAACCAGAAAATCTTGGAAAAAGAAATGAAAATAATGCAGAACTTCTAGATATGCATGAATCCATTTATAATGTATTAAAAAAATGCGTAGATGATTATTGTCAATATTGGGGAATTAATGTTGTATATTATGAAGCTTTTAATTTTGTGAAATACACCAGCCCAGGACAACATTTTAGAGTTCATGCTGATCATGGTCCACACTATAATTGTACAGTTTCAGCTGTAATATATTTAAATGATGATTACGAGGGCGGGGAGATAGCATTTCCAAGATTAGATAAATTAGTATATAAACCAAAACGTGGTGACGTAGTAATTTTTCCATCAAACTATATATACGAACATTCTTCAGAACCAATGATTTCTGGAGATAAATACTCTGTTGTAATTATGATGGATATTAACCTATTAGGACATAAGGAGAACAATTAATGAATAAACAAACTTGGTCAAGCGCAGAAGACTTAGGATCAGGAATTTGGGTATATAGAGATGTTTTAACAAAAGATTTAGATATTATTAATAGGCTAGAAACAAATTTAGATGGAAGCACTCCAGGTTGGACTTGGCAGCCAGCTTATGTTGGATATCAAGAAAGAATGCCAGAATATAGAGACTGCGTAGACTTTAAATTTAAAAAATCAGATATAGCAAATGATAAGTCTCCTATATCATTAAAAATGCAAGAATTGTGGCAAGACTGCTATGATAGGCAAGCACCAGCAGTAGAAGATTATTGTCAAAAACATAATATACATAAACTTCAATATTGGGAAGCTTTTAATTTTATTAAATATGTTCCTGGACATCACTTCATGGAGCACCATGATCATGGATTTTCATATAATTGCACTGTATCTTTAGTTGGCTATATTAACGATGATTACGAGGGCGGAGAATTATATTTCAGATTACAAAATTTAAATATTAAACCAAAAGCTGGAGATTTATATATTTTCCCTTCAACATATATGTATCCTCATCAAGCAAAAGTAGTTAAGTCTGGAACAAAATATTCATTAGTTACAATGTTAGATTATAGCGCAAAATTTCATACTCCAGCAATGTACGAAGATACTGGTAATTAGTGTCTATATTAAAGGCATATAAAAGACATCCAAATTCTTTTATAATTGAACCTATTTCAGTAAAAAGACAATGGATGGACGAAACTCCAGACGGTCATGCGTATAGGTGTTTTCCAGTAACAATGGCAAATACAATAGGTTGGACATTATCGTGTCCAGTGGACGTATCATTTATATGGGATGGGCAAATAGACACAACGCCAGATAGAGTTAAAATTTTATCTGGTCAAGAATATTGTTACACTGGAAGAGGCCAAGGTTCAGTAAGTTTTAATACAGGTCTTATTCTAAAATCAGAAAAACATATAAGTGTATTAAGTATTACTCCACAAAATTATTTTTATGAAGATTTTGAAGTAATGTCATCATTAATAAGTACATCTTTTTTTAATGTTGATTTTCCATTAGCAATTAAAGTTAAAATTCCAAATAAAGAAATTATTATAAAAGCTGGCACTCCCATTGCTACAATTATTCCGATTTCTCTTACATCATTAAAAGATGAATCTATAGAAATAGAAAATTTTATAAAGCCAGAAGATTATGATGCTAAATTAAAAAGTTATGGAGATGCTGCTCAAGTAATAAATCAATCTGGACAGTGGACAGATTGGTATAGAGATGCTATTGATGAAACTGGCACATCTATTGGAGAGCATGAAACTAAAGCTTTAAAATTAAAAGTAATAGATAATACAACAAAGGAAAATAACAATTAATATAATTAAATTTGTATCAAATAGGCCTTGGTTAAATAAAGAAAGTATTTCTAAGCCAACAGCAGCCATAAAAGAAATACCAGAATGGTTTAGAAAGGCAGATAGATTTGCAGTTAATCCAATTACTAAAGATTATTGGAAAGGGCCAGACGGAGGCAAAGTTCCTACATGGAAGGCTTGCCCAGCTATATTTGATATATTAGGCACTGGCTATGTTCTTAAAACACCATGCGACATTAAATTTTATTTAAAAAATAATAAAATGTCTGTTGAAATAAAAGAAGATAGGTATAAAGATTTTTGTTCTCAAAGAGACCCTATGCCACAATTTGTTCATCCAAAAGGTTACCATAAAGAACATTTTGCATGGTACCCAGACTGGGCAATTGAGTTGCCAGAAGGATACAGTGCTTTATACACAACCCCATTTAATAGGTTTGATTTACCATTTTTAATGACTACTGGAATTGTAGATAATGATAAAATTAATTTACCAGGAACAATGCCATTTTTTATAATTAGAGGATTTGAAGGAGTGCTACCAGCAGGAACTCCATATGCTCAAATAATTCCATTTAAAAGAGAAGATTGGTCATCAGAAATATTTATAGAAAATCCAAATAATTTATACAAAAAGAATCAAAAAAATAGTGATAAATATAGAGTAAAAGATGGTGGAGTCTATAAAAATGAAGTTTGGTCTAAAAGAACATATGAATAGAATGATATAATAAATATATGGACAATAATTTAGCAAATGGTGCAGCAAATTGGGATAACCGTGTTTCAATAACACCACCTGGATTTTTTGGCAACAGTCCAGAGCATATTCAGGCAAGAGAAAATTTTATGACTGAAGAAGAGAGATTATTCTTATTAGAATCAGCTAAATCAATTAATGAGTGGGATAGAACCGAAACTCATTATAATGATGACGGAATTGTAATTTATGACTCTTCTTATTGGGATAACCGTGTTGCATCAAGACCAATTCTTGATAAAATAAATCCAGAGATATCTGTTGTAATTGAAAAACTTGTTGAAAGATTAAAAGTTGAAGTTGATAATCATTTTAATGTTGATGCTAAACCTACAAGTCCAGCAATTGTTAGATGGATGAAAGGATATAGACAAGAGCCACATGCAGACAAACAGTTGCAAAATGGAGAGCCAAATGATTTTCCTTGGTATGATCTTGCTGGATTATTTTATTTAAATGATGACTACGAAGGCGGAGAACTTTATTTTATGCATCATGATGTACAATTTAAACCAAAACCTGGAGCAGCATATTTCTTCCCAGGAGATGTAGGATACAGTCACGGAGTAAAAGAAATAACAAATGGAATTAGATATGTTATTCCATTTTTTTGGACAATTTTAAAACATACTGGTGATAAGCAGCCATGACAGTAGATTACACAGAAATATATCCTAAAATATATGTATACCACAATTCAATAAAAGATCCTAATTTTTTTTTAAAGCAGTCTTTAAATCAATATAAAATTGGTTGGAAGGATTGGTCATTTTTTGGAAGATATATAGGAATTGGCGGGAAAACAGCTAAATATAAAAAATTTCCAACCTGGGAAGAATTTAAAGAGTCTATAGATTTACAAGAAAATCAACAACTAAGTTTAGAGTATATTGATAAGTTTTATCACAACACTAAACATTATATAGATAATAATTTAATTACTTTAAACGAATGGGCATACGAGTCTTCCTCTTTATGTGAATATGATATAGCAAAAGGACATGACGGAGAATTCTCTATGGCCTATCACTCAGACTTTATTGTGCCAGAAAAAAATTGGCCAGGATTAAAATTTGAAATATCAGTAACAACTTATCTTAATGATGATTACGATGACGGTGAGTTGTGTTTTGCTATAGATAACGATTTATTTTCTTATAAACCTAAAGCTGGAGATATGATTATTTTTCCATCAAGACCACCATATTTTCATGGAGTAAGAAAACATAAAAATAAAAATAGATATATGATTAGAGGATTTTGGCTATCTTCTTACGAAGGAAGTCTTGAATGGCATGAGGGATTGCTTAAATACGGTAAAGAAGAGTGGGAAAAAATGCAAAGAATCGAACTAGAAAAATATACCATAGAAAATATACCTTCTCCATCAGAATACGCATCTTCTTATTCTAGAGATAATGAAAGATTAAATATAAAATGAAAAATTTAGAATTTATAACAATATATCCTGGAGTAAACGTATACAGAAATGTTTTTCAGGATGTAAATGATTTTTTAGAAAAAGCAAAAAAATGTGAAAAATGGGAGCAATGGTATACATTTGGATCAATGCTTGCTCTTCAAGAAATGCCAATTAAATTTGATTCATTTCCAAATAAAGATGAGTATATGACATCAAGAAAATGGGACGACGGTACAGAAAATTCAAAAATAAGAGGACAGCTAGCAGAAGAAGTAGCAGAAATATTTTATGATGTAACAAGTCATTATATAAAAATGCATCCAGAGCATTCATTACAAAATTGGATAAAAAACCCCGCTTCTGTTAATAGATACAATGATGGATCAAGTATATCTGATAACTATTCAATGAACTACCATACAGACTATAATCAAGAAATTGAAGATTCAAGTGGTATTAAATTTGGAATTACTACAACATTTTATTTAAATGATGACTATAAAGATGGAGAAATTTGTTTTAAAATTAATGATCATTTTATTTCTCATAAACCACAAAAGGGAGACGTAATAGTATTTCCATCTAAGCCACCATACTATCATGCAGTTAGAAAATCTAGTGGAACAGATAGATATATGATTAGATCATTTTGGCAATTTGAGTATGAAGGATCAAAAGAATGGCTAGAAAATCAAGAAAAATACGGCAAAGATGTTTGGGCGTCTATGGAAGAAAAAAGAATTAGCAAAGAAAGATTTATGTATCAAATTGAAGGAGAGTCTATGCATAAATTTTTTGGAAAAGATAATGGAATTAAACTATGAGACAATGTACTTGTGGAAGATCTAATGCGTATCCATATTGTGATGGAACTCATAAAAAGAAAAAGGAGCCAATAATGAAAGACGGCATGATAGATGTTTTAGATAAAAGTAAATTTATTGTTTTGCAAGACGAAGAAGTTCCAGAAAATAAAGCTGGTGTACTTGGAGTCTATACCAATAAAATTGTAGAAATACCCAACTTTATTGACCCAGCAATAGTTCCCAAGATGATTCATTTTTTTGAAAATTGTAATGTTGAGTGGGGAGATATTGCGTTTTACGGATCTTCTGGAAAAGGTATTTTAACTGACTCTGAAACAATGAAAAAATTTGGATTGCCAGATGAATTTTTTGATAAGTTAAAAAATAAATATCAGGAAACAGTAGAACTGGTATTCGGCAGAGAAGTTAGAGCAAATACTTCTCATGCACAAAAATGGGATGTTGGAGGATTTGCAAGCCCGCATTCAGATAATTCAGATAATGAAGGAAAACCTAATGCTTTTGAAATAAATAAGTATGTTGGAATTTTATACTTAAACGATGACTATGAGGGTGGGGAATTATATTTTTGCGATAAAGATAATGAGATGAATCCATATCTATCATTTAAACCAAATGTATATTCTTATTATGTATTTCCTGGAGGGTATGAAAATATTCACGGAGTATCAGAAATTACTAAAGGAACAAGATACACTATGGTATCATTTTGGGATTTTGCAGATTTAGTATATGACGATGCTACTTTAGAAAAATGGAAAGAAGAAGAAAAGCAAGTTAGAATTGAACAGGCTGCACAAAAAGAAGAATGGCTAAAAGGAAATAAATATGCCTAATGTTCAAAGATTTGAAAAAATATCATATTATAAAAACGTTATAGACGATCCTAAATCACTAATCAATTTAATAGAGGAGTCAGATAAAAATTTAACGTCAGATACTAGTATCCCAAGTTGGCAAGAATGGAATGCTAGCGGAGATAGTCCTTATCAATTTGGTTATCAAAAAAGATTTAACAATAATGTTGAAGCTGATACTTCTCTAGAAATTAAAAAAATAAATATGACATTAAAAAATGCTATTGTAGATGCATCTAATGATTATTCAAAAGAATATGGTATAAATATAGGAACATTAATGCCTTTATCTATAAGTAAGTATTCCACTGGAAAATCTATGGGCCCTCATGTAGACGATTATAATAATGGAGATGACCCAAACATATCAGTAGTTTTATATTTAAATGATAATTATGACGGTGGTGAGATTAATTTCCCAAATCAAAACATAACAATAAAACCAGAAGCAGGAAGCATTGTGATATTCCCATCTGTAGAGCCATATTACCACGAATCCCTACCAGTTATTTCTGGTATTAAATATATGTCTCCTGGATTTTGGCGTAAAGTAGACAAGGTGGTATAATTTAAAAATGGCCACTATTCCAAATGATAAAAACTGGAGATTCCCAGACTACACAGATTCACCAGATATACCAAGAGATATTTCTTATTTAGCTGCAGATATTTCAGAGTATATAGATTCTCACCCAGGTCCACAAGGTGAGCAGGGGGATACTGGACCAGCAGGACCAGCAAACGTTTTATCAGTCGGAACAGTAACAACTGGACCAGCAGAGTCTTCAGCCTCAGTTACAATTACTGGTACATCACCAGAGCAAACAATCAATTTTACAATTCCTCGTGGCGATACTGGAGCAACTGGTGCAACTGGCGCACAAGGTATTCAGGGAATACAGGGCATACAAGGAGAACAAGGAATTCAAGGTATACAAGGAGAAAAGGGCGACAAGGGCGATACTGGTGCAACTGGCGCAACAGGACCTCAAGGTATACAAGGCGAAAAAGGTGATGATGGTGACCAGGGCATACAAGGAGAACAAGGAACTGGCGTTAATATATTAGGTTCTTATGCTAATCTTACAGCACTACAGACAGCACATCCAACTGGAAGCTCTGGAGATGCATATTTAATAGATAATGATTTATATGTTTGGTCTCAATCAACATCTTCATGGATAAACGTTGGAACAATAAGAGGCCCACAAGGTATTCAAGGAGAGCATGGCATACAGGGTCCAAAAGGCGATAAGGGAGATACTGGCGATACTGGAGCAACTGGTGCACAAGGACCGCAAGGCCCACAAGGCGAACCAGGATTAACAGGAGCAGACGGAGCAGACGGAGCAGACGGAGCAGACGGTCAAGACCTTACATCAGTATTTACAATATCACAAAAATCTACATCTTACACATTAGTGGCATCAGATCTTGGAAAATTAATAGAAATGTCAAATGGCGGAGATCTAATTATACCAACAGATTCAGAAATATTTGATATCGGATCTACTATAGATATAATTCAAACTGGATCATCGCAAGTAACAATAGGCGGAGATACTGGTGTAACAGTAAACTCAACCCCAGGATTAAAATTAAGAGCACAGTGGTCATCTGCAACATTAATTAAAAGAGGAAATAATCTTTGGGTTGCTGTAGGCGATTTGAGCGTCTAAAATGCCAAAAAGAAATCGTGGTAGATCTGGTACAAGAAAAACAAATGTTCCAAATTATTTAGGACAAACTTCTACCGACACGCAAACATCTTTAACAAATCTTGGATTTGTTTATATATATAATACAACCGATACTACAACAGAGTCTGATAATTTAAAAATATATTCACAAAGTATTTCTTCTGGTCAATTATATACTTTGGGATCACAAGTTTCAGTTGAATATTATGTGTATGTTGCGCCGTTCTTCCCACCGTTCTTTCCATTTTTCCCACCCTATTTCCCACCGTTCTTTCCATTTTTCCCACCCTATTTCCCACCGTTCTTTCCATTTTTCCCACCCTATTTCCCAC